TTTGTTGCTTTTGATCCAGTGCTGCTTTTTTTAGCTGAAGATCAAGTTGTTTTAATTTCTTATTAATTTTTGCAGTTTTTGCCGTAATCGCATGTCCAAGCATAGTACCAGCAGCAGAAAATATTTCACTAGAAAATCTTGATTCTACTTGCATACCTAATTCTTGTAAATCTTTAAAGCTATTAGTAGCTAGTTCAGCTAGTTCGTCTAGTTCAGAATCTGCTGCTTCTAACCCTCTAACTTGAGGTAATGCTGCGTCTATTTTTTCTAAATTAGTTAAGGCAGTTTGAGTGATTTCTTGAGCTTGGTCAAGAATAGGATCTAACAAATCATTATCTGTTAGTTCAGAGTCTTCGGGTAATTCAAAAAGTTCGCTTAGTTTTTTAGTCATAAGACTATTTATTAGAAAAAGATTTATCTCTTTCCTTTTCTACTGGTTGTGTTCATAAAGATAGAATCTTCACTTATCACTCTAAAAACAAATCCCTGTTGTTTACAATAAGACATTGCCGCAGTAAATTTTGCTTGATTGACTATTGCGTGTGCTTTATCGTGTCTAGTCTTTGCTTCTTGTAATGATGTTTGACTTTTGGGTTTTACTTCAATTATTTCTGCGTTAGTTTTGTGATGTTTGTTTTCATACATTACAAAAAAATCAGGCACATAATTTGATCGTTTACCAGTAAGTGGATTTATATAAGGAATAGCGATAGCTTCACTAGCCCATTTTAAAATATGTTTGTTTTCATCCAAGAACATCATGATTCGTAATTCCCATGAACTTCGGTATCTTGGTTTATTGTTACCTATATATTTTTCAGGATTCTTTGGGACATATACTCCTTGCGCCCATTTAGCCATGTTATTGTACTACATTTCTAGCAGCAAGTTGATTTGGTCTAGGAATAACTCCTGTACCATAAAGTGAAGTATTAGATTTAAAACTATTTAAAAAATAACAAATAACACTATTCATTTCTAATTTGTTAGGTAGGCCCTGAATTTGATTTAATAAATCTAAAACAGGTATATCAGCTTCTTGTGATATTCTAAAAAGATTAGAAGTGAAATTACCTGCTATAGTATCGTTATTTGATGTTGATTTAAAAAATGAAAATACAATATCAAACTCACTAACATTTACAGTAAGTTTAGTATTATAGAAGTTATCAAAAATTAATATAGTTCTATCAGCGTTTGTTTGATTGTCAATTATAGTAGGCATAATATTATTTATGCTTTATGGAAGTGGTCTTCTAACAATAGGACCACCTAAGCTTGCAGGATACGAAATAGCTCCTGATTTATCAACTTGACCGCCTGCTGGAAGAGGAGCTCGTGTAAGACCCTCTCGTGTATTTACTACAGCATATGAAGTAGCTCCTGCTGTGGGTGCGCTAGCAGTTGCTATCGGTGAAGGAGTAGAACCAACTTGTTGTACCCAATTTGTTATATTTCTAGTAACGTTTGGATTAGTTAGCGCAGAAGAAACTCCGTTTAATAATTCTTGTTTGACGTTTTGTTTAAGATCAGTATCTTTAAATGTGTTATACGCAGTACCTGCGGATCTGGTTGCATTTATTAATCCTAACAAGTCTCCTCGTTGTAAACCTTCTATTACGCCACCTGCTGCATCTACTAGACCACCCTGTCCTAAAATAGTTCTATTAGATCCAGGTGTAGCTATAGGACTTAATCTACGATCATAATTTTCATCTGAACCAAATCTTTCTATTACATTATCCGGTCTAGTACCATCCAATGCTCCATAATCATATACAACCGTTTCATAATCAATCGTCATTTGATTTTGCATAATACCGTTGCCTTGATCATAATTGTAAGTATCATGATTGAAGGCAGTGATTACAGGGTTTATAAGCTTGTACATTGTAAAATTATGTCTATTCAATCCATATACAATAATACTTTTAAAGAACGGAACCTTAGTACCGCTACTGTTATACGCATCCCCGGTAAATCCGAATTCGTCACCTATTATACTACTTTGATAAATATTTCTATCAGAAGTTTTAAAGATTCCCGGAATACTGTCACGATAATTATATTGATAATAAGCTTGCCATAACTTAGTAGCTTGATTTGCATTATCATCATGAAATGTAATATTGATAGGATCGTATTTTATTTTAGTTTGAATTATGCGTTTTCTATTGTATTGATTTAACTGAAAAGTATCAAACTGATAGCTAGGTAGCTTAATCTCTTTTACAAGTAAACCTAAATTCTGTCTGTTATCAAATCCGTTGTCATATATTTCTTGATTTATTTCAAAATAAGTATGAAAGAGAAATTTATACTTTGGAGCATTTTGATAGAAGTTAGGTCTAAACGTCTTAGATGCATGGGTAAAATCTCTAAGGTAGTCACTGCCGAAGAATCCTCCAACAGCGCCACTTAATAGATCCTGAAAAAATCCAGACATTTATAAACTACCTAAAAGTATTATACACTAGGTGTATTTGAACCTACACCAGTAGCAATACCTTGAGCAGCAGCATCAGCAACAATTCTACCAATACGCTGACCAACACCAGCAGTACCAAGAGTATCACCCTGAGTTTGAACTGCGTTGTCGTAACGAATAGTAAGTGCTATAGTAGCTGCTTCACTTGTTGCATAGTTTAACTGGTTATAGTTTGCTTGTTGTAAGTAGCATCCGTATAATTCCCAATTTTCTAATACAACCGGTACAGCAGTTCCGTTACCACCATCTAGAACTTGAACGTTAACTTGGAATTTAAAATCTTGACCAGATGCAGCAGACGCTTGTTCTACAAAGTCTAATTGCTTTTGCAATTGCTGGCCTACTGCTTTAGAGACTGATCCTGATGCATCGTCCCTGATGTTAACAGTAACTGGTTGCCAAGTGTGTTTACCCGGTAAGTAAATTCTTGAGTTGTATACGTTTAGTGTAATCTCGTCAAACTGTACTTGTGGTCTGGTTACATCCATTACTTGTTTTGTTAAGCTTAATCCGCCATCAACATCAACACCAAAGTTTAAGAAGTTAACTCTAAAACGGTATTGTAGTTTAGGCATCAGCAAGCCTTGGTTGCCACCTGCGTTATCAGATGCTACTGTCATGTTGAACAACGAATTTGAGGCTGTCGCCATGTTATTTCTCCTGTTTTATATATTTATCTTTTTAAATGAGAGGGGCTTAACCCCTCTCATTTATTTTATTATCTCAAACTAGTTGGTGCTGCACCGTCTAATGATGATGATAACTCACCTGTATTCAAGATACGAACTGGGATGTAGATAAATTCAGCAGCTTTCACTGGCTCAATCGCTACATCTACGTAAAGTTCGTTTCTATCTATTCTAGCAGGTGTGTTGTTTGAATCGTCACACACTACTAAGTAGTCGTACAACCCTCGTTTAGCCACTAAATCAACTAATAGAGTTTGTACTACACCTGTTATTTGCTGTCTAGTTAACGCATCATTAGGCTCAAATACAAACGGTCTAGCAGCTATTGTTAACTGACGACGGATATATGCTACTAATCTTGCTACGTTAATTCTGTCAAGTGCGCTTTGTGAATTAAAGCTTGACTTGTTGCCATAGTTTAACAATCCGTTTCCAGTAAAGAATACTAGAGGGTTGATAAAGTTTGTATACAACACATCTCTAATTCCAACTCTAGTTCGTGTAGATTGGAATTCACCTGTTTGTGCATCTAAGTAACCAATGCTTAATGCATTATCAATAACACCTCTTCTAGTACCTGCAGGAGCAAACCAAGGATAAGCGATAGAGTCATTACGTAAAATAGTTCTTAACATCATATGTGATGCTGGAACTACTACTTCATTTCCTGCTAAATCATTAGTCAAACCACTTGGATAAAATAGACCCATGTAAGTACTTCTAGTTACTAACCCGTCATCGCCTGTAGAAGTTGCGCCAGCAGCATTAGTTGCCCATGCTTGAATTGCTGTAGCTGTTTCTGGCAATCTCATTGGAGTATCACCAATGATAAACCCAGTTTCTCCTCTATCTGCGTTTAGTACAATCATGTTTGCTTGAAGTTCTGGATAGTTCGGAGTAGCAATCAAGTTAAAGAAGTTGTCTTCATCTCTAATAGCAGTATTAGTGTCAATAGATGCTCTTAACGCCTGAACTACCATTGCTCTTTGAGCTTTACGACCCATGTACGGAGCACCATTAGATTGTAATCCAGACACAGATACCCAAGCATCTTTTTCTGTTGGTAACGCAACATCTGGGAAACTAGTAGAGTTAAAGTAATTAGTTATAAACTCTTTAACGTTATAGCCTGATCGTCTAGTGTTGAATAACAACATACCTGTTGGATATAAGCTATCATCAGGAGCATCTAAATCTAAGTAGTTGCTTGTTAACAAGCTAACAATTGTTGGAACTGCATCTGTTGCTGGATTTGTTGTTGCGTTGGTCGCCCAACGTGCATCAGCAAAGACAACACCTGTTGGATTTGTTTGATCAGTGTTATCAATTCTTACCCACTGATCAGTACCGCTAACACTTTGCCAACGATTGATAATAGGATAATTTTCTAAATCACTTATATCAATCCAAAGATCACCGTATGCTAATGCAGTACCATCGGATTGAAGAGTTGGTGCGCTTGCGCTTACAATAGGACCGTTAGGATCAGTAGCGTTCACACCGCTTGGTAGTGGAAAACCTGAACTGCTAAAGTTGATGTTTCTGTATCCTCTCCAGCCTGCTGAAGTATTTACCATAATGTCTACTTGATCTACAACGCTATAGAACCAATTAGTTCCTGTAACCGGAGCTTCAGTTAATGCAGTTGCGCTTGCTGTAGGATCAGCTTCGATCCAGTCAGATAGTAATGAAGTATAAACAACATTAGGAGTTCCTGATACAAAAGTTATGCCTTCTAACGCGCCTGCACCACTTACTTGTGTTACTTCAACTACTAAATTGTTAGCTGGAGCAGTACCACCTAAATTTGCTCCAGAAACGGTAAGTTGATCTCCTACTACATAACCTGTACCTGCGTTAGAAAAAGTGGTTGAATTTACTGCATATGTAGAAGCAAGAGAAACTGATAGTACTGCGGATGAGCCAGCACCACCGGTAACAACAGGTGTGTATGTAGGTGTTAGAATAGCACCCTGTTTAACATAGTCGGTTGTACCTGCGATAAATCCAGCTTCGGTTAAAAATCCGTTATTATCAGTAATTTGTATCACACCACCGGCAG